AGAGACCCGATACAAGTCGTACCGACCTTCCTCCCTTAAATCCCATAACGGTATCGTCATAGGACTTACTGAAAAAGGATTTGACAGAGTCTAACTTAGACCCGGTTATCTGCTTGATAGAGTCTCCTAAAGATCGAGACACTGATTTCACTCTTCGATCTGTTATTGGTGTGTCCTCCGGTATCCCTACCGGATTAACAGCCGTAGCAGTAGTCGAGAATAGTGCTTCCAGTGAACTTTCAAAAGGAGCCCCAGGAAGCAGAAGAGCAGTCACAAAGTTAGCGACACGGGTATTCCCGAGCTTCGCTAACGTCTGAGTTAAGTTCCCAACCACCTTGTATCCTTTGGCATACGACCGGACCGCATCTGCTATTCGCAGACTTGGTCTTACTCTCTTGGCTCGAGCAATAAACTCGATAAAACTTGGTAAGTTACCAAGGGCCACAAAATACTCACGTATTGAGAGGGGAGACGCATCTTGTCCCCGGAAGTAGAATCGCTTTGCGAATTCAAATGTGCCATTGGATGATATAAGTGACTTAGCGAGACCGATCTTGATCCCGAAAGACTTACACAAGGCTTCGTACTGTCTTGCGACAGCTGTACCTAGGATAACGATATCGTCACCTAGTAATGCGTACAGTGGGTACCACCCTCGGTATCCTGCCTTGTAAGCAGCAAATTGTACCATAAGGTGATGAGTGATGGCGAGCATTGCCCAATTTGAGTAAGCTCCCATAGGCATCCCAGTCCCATATTTGATCAAGGCTTCCCCCGGGTAGCATCTCGCCCGTAAGGGTTTGTTGCTATAGGGCATCCCGACTAAAAGATTTAGCCAGGACTTCGCGACCGCAGGGGTCACTAAATTACCAAGAACCTTTATGGTTAGTTCGGATGGTATCCTATCGGTAGCTGCCTTCAAATCAAACGAGTAAACGTGAGACTTTCCCGTTGTGCTCAGGGACTCCATTATTTTCTCTGAAAGAGTTTCCAAAGGTTTTCCTTGGTCATGCGTACCATCCTGAGGGATGATAGACAATACACTCTTAAAGATATATTCATGAAGAGGGAACAGTAGACACTGTATCCACCATGTCACCATGGCCACAACTCTCACTTTTCCCGCTGGCTCAGGTATTTCATGGAGCCGACCTAGGCGGAGGTACTTAGACCAATCTCTGGCAAACATATAGCCGGTCCGACGATGAGTTCCCTCACCATCTTTAAAAACGTCTATAATTCTCAATATGTGTAGTGAACGTTCAGCTAGGGTTTCCCCTACTTTATGGTTGTGCTTACGCATATGGAGGATCTTTTCAGATGTTGTCGAGCCGAGTTCCGATGAGGAATTCGGGATCGACCCTACCATATCCCGGATTAAACCCAGGAACTTGGTGTTCA